TGTTGCTGCTTCACCAGCGATTGCTGTTATCTTATTACCTGGCATACCTCCGTAGATACTACCTGATAACAATGCGTTAAAAGAATACGAGCCTGTGTCAATAAAACTTGTTACATCAGCGCTGTCAACACCTTCACTAACAAGTGTAGCGTATTCATTTCCTGTTTCTTTAATTATTTCTTTTAGAAAGTTGCTCATATTCCATTATCTCCTTATCACTATAACTTATTGTGTACCATTTAATGTTGTTATTATAACAGAAATCTTTAACTTTGTCAAGCTCCTGTGGTTTAAAATGGTACCTTTCACTAACTTTACCATTACTATATATCATTATTTCCATTGTCGTCTTCAAATGCTTCTTGCCATTCTTTAGTATTTTTAGCTCTCAAAACAACTGGTCTTCCTTTTGATTTTTCTGATTCAAATTTTGGCATATTTGCTGGTCCTTCCCACTCGAACCTTAATGATGGTTCTTCAGGTACCCAACCTTTTCTTGGTTCTTCGTAATCTTCAGACTTTACTCTTGTCCATAACAAATCTTTCATCTCTTTTAAATCTACCACACCAAAATCATTATATACTCTATTTTCAAATTGTTCAGCCATATTATGTACAATCTCTTTATTATATTGTACTTTACGTTGGTAATCCCAATACTCTTTTAAATCTTTGTAATCTTTTTTTGTAATCATCTGATAATTTGTATTTGTGCACTCGGCGACCATATTTCAAGTTCTCTCCTCAAACGATTTTCATTTTTTAAATTACTATAACGATTGGTTGCTTTATTCTTCCACCATTCTATTATATTATTTAGGTTATGTTTTTCGTAATTATCATCTTTTACAATTTCGGTTTCTTTACCATTTACAATGTTTATATAATTCTTAATACCATAATTACAAGAGTAATATCTTTTTCTTTCGGTAAGTTTTTTAGCATTGTTAATAGTTGTATTAAACTTTTCCAAATCTGTACCATCTAAACTTCTTTTAACTAAACCAATAATGGCTGTTGTAAGTTTTAATTTTTTACTTGAAGCATCATCTTTTACTAACTTACCTACATTATTTTCTACAAAGTTTGATAAGTCGTGGTATGGTTTACCGTGTATCAAAGGTATAAAATCACTATCTGTTAAACCTTTGTATCTTAAAAATGGTTTCATACCATCATATTGACTTGATGATTTACTATTACCATATAAAGATGTTGTTTCAAACAATGTTAAATTCATATCATATTTACTATTCATCATTTCCCTTACTTCGTGTGAACAACAAACGGCCGCTAATAGTTTACCACCCAAATAATTAAAACCAAATGGTTGTACAGGTACAATTACAAAACCCATAATAGAAGTCTTATTAAATGATTTTAAATCAGGTACTTGTCCTAACATTTCATTACGAGGTTTCATATTAATTACTGGTGATGATAGTCTGATAAATCCAACTATCTTTTGTGTGTTAGTTTCCATAACAACTATCTTTAAATTCTTACCAGGCACACTTGACATATTTGTATGAGAAGAAACCATATTTAAAAGTTTGTCAAATCTTTCATTGACAATAACTTTAATTTCAAAATTCATCTTTTCAGGTGGCATATCATTATCATTAAATAAATCTTCTTCAGGACCATCATCAAATAATGTACCAGCTGAATTGTTTGTTTCTAATTGAGAAAGCTTTTGATCTCTCATATACTGATCTATTCTATCAAACTGACTAAAATAGTCATTGAATATACCAGCACAATATAAAGCTTGTTCTCTATCTAGGAGTTTCATCATTCCACCTTTTAAGTAACCAAATTGGTATAATATACACTATTAACATAAAAATGGCAACGCTTAAAATTTGTATCATACTTCGTTACCCCAATAATCCCAATTTTTAAATGGTTTCTTTCTAGCAAATAACTCTATGTAAGGACCATCTACAAGAGCCTCTATCTCTTTGTGTAAAAGAGGTTTTTGTGAGTGTCTTCCTCTTTCTTGTACTACTAATTGTTTTACACCCATTGATTTTCTTTTTGGTTTACCTTTTGTAGCCAACAAACACATTTCAGGATTGGCTCTTGTCCAATAACCTAGGCCTGTAAAGAATCCCATTTTGTTTTTATTTGTTTTTGCCCAAGTAAATCCTACAGTTTTATATTTAAAACCCCAGGCGTCTATTACTTTAAATGCCTGGTCTAATAGTGGATCAACAACCCACATTAAAAGGACTGCATCATCCTTAGCAAGCTTGCTAACAGGTAAAGAAATAATGTCAGAGAGGTTAAGGCAAGGATAATGTTTTTCAGGCGACCTATCTTTTCCTTTGTTACTATACGTTTTAAAATACCACGGTGGGTCAGCATATATTACTCCATATTTTTTGTTAGTTTGAAAGTCCATAAACCTGTATAAAATATCTTATTATTAAAACTATTATTAAGAATTGAGGTATAGACAAATTAGTTTTCATAGCTATTATAGCACCTGTGGCAAACCCCCAATGTAAGGTTATTATCAATAAAAATAAACCTGTTATCATTAAAAAAATGCCTCTAAACTAGCCTTTTGTTCGTGTTCCCAACCAATCGCTTGTAATATAAATCTCATAGGATCTAAAAATGTCTTTTCAAATTGTGTTTCATAATCAATATATTGTTGTAGTTTAAATTCTTTTGGTAGTTTAGTTACATAACTAATTACATCAAACTTAAATGGATTAGCCTCTACTAGTTTTAAAAACTTAATTTTATCACCCTCTTGTATTAAAGGATACTTACGACCTAAACCAAATTGTTTTAATTGATGATTGTATATCAAAGCACCTTTAACGTGAATTGGTGTACCTTTAATAAAGATATTATTACTGTCTTTGTATTTTCTCATATTATTACAAGACCTAGGAAAAGATATTTGTTCAGCGGACATTTCAAAAAACTCTTTTTTAAATGTAGAAATAAAGTTGTGTAAATCTGATTGTTCTTTAGACATAATAATTCTAATAGCCTCTTTAATCTTACCTCTACAAACTTGTGGTGTTGATGATTTAACTGCCTCAATACCCATAATTTTTAGTTTAGCGTCTGCTAATCTAACACCTTCCTCATCTAATACATTTAACATATATCTTTTTTTAGCAACCCATATACCTTTGTTGGCGATTACTTCTCGTTTCATTACCATACAATTTTTAAAAGCATTTGTGTAATCAGATAATTCAGCAAAACACTTTTCTAAAAATGGTTCTATTCTACTATCAACAACTTTATTTAAAAAATTACATATCTGTTCATTGTCTTTACCCTCACAAGTTTTTTGTACTAACTTGTCTAGTGTAACATAAATTGAATCTGTGTCTGAAGCCACAATATAATCTATCTTATCGTGTGTCTTTAATATTTTGTTTAGATATTCATTTACCTTTTCCTCAATAAAACGAATAATAAATTGACCTGCTGTTGTAATAGCACTTGCCTGTCTTACATCATAGTATCTAAAGTATTGATTACCTACAGCGCCATAAGCACTATTAAGAGCAATTTTTCTTGCCCATTGAATATTATGACAACGAGATATTTCTCTCACAAGATCAGGATTTTTAGTTTTCTCATATTCTTTTTTTGCTTTTAACATTCGTTTCTTGTATATAACTCGTTCATTGTACATTGTTTCCATCATTTCAGGTAAAAAACCTTGACCATCTGTTTTAAACAAAGCACCATTAGGAGTAATACAAGCGCCTTCGGTTTTTAAATGGGCGAGTGGTGTAGATTGAGTTAACATTTTGTTGACCGAAACACCAGATGATTTCACACCAATAATTTTTTCTGGAGAAATATTATATTGAATTATGATGTGAGGATATAGTGAGTTAATATCAAACGACACCACCCATTTGTGTTGTCCAAGTTGAGGCTCTTTTACATAAGCGCCTTCGTATTTTGTTTCTTTTAAATGTTCTTCTCTTGGAGGTACACAAATATTTCTTTTCATTAAATGATTTGCTATTAAAGTATCCCATACTCTAACTTGTGAAAATATATCACCATAGTTTACTTTACTTTCATAAGCAACAGTTAATGATAAATCAATTAGACCTAGTTTATCTTCTAGGCCATCAACAATTTCTACGTCTTGTATATTGTAATCTACAAATGATTGAAAGTCTTTAGTATACCAATCTTTAAATGTATCATAAGGCATTTCATCTTTACCACGACCAAGTTCTAATTCACCAATAAAATCTAGTTTATAACTCTCTTGTCTTTGTGGTATAAACCATTTGTATAAATCTAAGTAATCTAAATTTGTAATACCATATATTGTATATACTGTTTGAGGTCTGCCTCTTACAACAATTTCTTCACTTTTAATTAAACCCCAAGGAGAAAACTTATTGGCTACTTTATCGCCAGCCACCATTTTAAGTCTATTCATTAAGTATGGTAAATCAAAGAATTTTGTATTCCAACCAGTAATTACATCTGGATAGTTCTTAATCCAAAACTTCATAAACTCAAACAACAATTGATTTTCGTTTTTACATTTAATATAAGTTACATCTGATCTATCTGTTT